TGTTCAGGACTTGTTCCCCATCTTTATCCATCGACTATCTTTGTATCTCATACCGAGGAGGGTTGGGTATCCCTATCAGGACGGTATCATCCTACATATAGTAGTTGTCTTTGTTGAGTATGTTTTAAAAACAATACTATGTCCACCTACTACAGTACCACTACTACTACCACCACCACCGTCTAGTACCACTACCATGACTAGTCCATTCGTGAGGTACTCATGGTATGATACTGTGTGGTGTGTGTATTATTCTATACTACAAATAATATACATTCTATATATTTTATAGTGGGGTACCAAACATCTCAAAATATAGGTGGGGTCTTTGTCTGTGTTGGTTCACACACTTAAAAACACCCCTAAAAAAATTTTTTTGGTATTTTATTTTTTTGTTAACAAATTTTTATATCTTTGCACCGCAATATTATTCATCCCCCGGTAACCAAAAAAGGGATTAGACATCGGATTGTAGTCTCAAATAGAGATAGAGTTTTCTCCGGTAATTGCAAAAGAGTTAACGTATAAGATTTAGTTAGGATAGAATGCACATAGGTAAGTGCGGTGAATTAACATCAATTTTACTATCCTTGGGTCCCTTAAAAAGGAGCACTGCTAGATTGAAATCACAACTTGAAAGAGAGAAACCAAGGGGGAAAGTTATATCCTTTTTGTACTATCTCAAAAGTTTTTTAAAAAACATTTGGTTTTATAAAAAAATAATTTATATCTTTGTCCCAAACAAAATATATAGATTATGAAATTTAAACCAAACGGATCGTGGGTTGTCCTTCCAGACCCAACAATCACTGAAACAGAATCAGGTATTATATTAGATGAAGCTACATCTATATCAAATGCTAAAAGATCTAATTTATTAGAAGTAATAGCCCTTGGACCAATGTGTACATTTGCAGAAATTGGAGATACTGTTATGGTAGATCCTAGAACAGAAGCTGTAAAAACTCGTATTGAGGATAAAGACTACCTTATTGTGGGGGAACATCAGTTATTAGGGAAATGGTAAACGGATCTGTTACTATATCTATTGAGGATTTTCAAGCTTTATTAGATGCTAAGGTTAATGCTGAAGAAATAAAAGATTCAACTCAACTAGCAGCTAAAGAACTTCAAGTATTCTTATCATATTTATGTGGTAGGGAAGATATATCTAAATATATAGAGGAATTTAACAGACAATCTAAAACATCTACTATTGTTATACAGAATGGTAGAGCACAAATAAAATTTAATGAAGAAGTTTAGATATATATTACATATATTAGGATTTCATAATTCTAAGTGCAGGAGAAGATTATTTACTACTAAAGATAGATACATTTGTTTAATAACGGGCAACACTCATAAAAAACTTAAATTATGATATTTAAATGTAATAATTGTGGAGAGACAAAAGAATTACAAAAGTCTACTCTAGTATTAAGAGATAATAAGTGGGTAATTAAAGAAGCTTTATGTACATGTGGGGATACTACATATATGGAGCAAGTATTAACACCAGAGTATAAAGATTTACCTAGTATAAAGCTTAATGACTCTGGACAAAAATTATAATATGACATTTATTAAAACATTTTTAAAGACAAAAACATATCCTATGAGAAGATGGATTGTGAAATACGATAAACAAGGACTAATAAGAGAGGTGAAATGTATATTCAGTCCTGATGAATATATAAATGAACCTGATGCTAGACCTATATATGGTGACAGAAAGTTAAAAGAAATATTAGTAAAAGATAAAGAAAAAAGAAATGAAAAAGAAAAAAATAACAGTTAATATAGATAGTACGTATAAGTATATACAATTATGGAATGGTATATTTAATCTCACTGATAAGGAATTATCAATTCTATCTTCATTTATAGATGTAAATAATATTACAGAAGAAGTAAATTTATGTAGTGTTAAAAATAAAAAAGAAGTGTCTAGGATAGTAGGAATTAAAGATTACAATACTTTGAATAATTATATTAAGAGATTTAAAGATAAAGGTGTTGTACTTAAACATAATAATATTTATAAATTAAATCCATTTTTATATCCAGATACAGATATAGTAGAAATAACTATTGAAAGAAAATAATGTTTGGATTTAATAAGTATGTATATACTTTCTTTGAATTAGACTATCATAGCATAATAATTATACAAACAAGTGAAGGAGATTTATTAAATATAATAATAGAAGAACATGAACGAAGATAAAAAAATGCCATCTATAATACAGATGATTAAAAATTTTTCAAGGGATTTAGCAGTATATATCGCTAAAGGATCCCCTAATGTAAGTGAAGAAGATTACAAAGAACGATTAGAAACGTGTGAAACGTGCCCATCTTTTAATAAATATGCAATGAGGTGTACGACCTGCGGATGTTTAGTAGAGCATAAAGCTAAATGGAAAACAACCTTCTGCCCTGAAGAAAAATGGAAACCACAGAATGAAGAAAAATAAAAAAGAAATTATATATCATCTAGCTAATAAATATGATTTACCATTAAGTAAAATAGAAAGTATTATTAATTATCAGTTTAAGTATGTAACAAAAATTATGAAAGAAGGTAACTTTAAAACAATAAGACTCCCTTATTTTGGGAAGTTCTCTGTAAATTCTAATAGAGTTAAACATATAAATAAATTAAAAAATGAGATTAAGTAAAAATTTTCTTAATTCTTGCTGGAAAGTATTTGGACACATTAGATTATCTTTTGTGAGCTATCGTGACAAGAATGTTAAATTTGATAGATTTTGGTTTAAATTAAAACGCTTATATAAGAACATAACAAGATTTAAAATAATATTTAAAGTAATATCTCGTAATAAAATAGAATATTCTTACTTAACAGTAAACTTAGGAGAAATTAAATCTAGTGATTATACTCGAATGAAAAAATTACTAAATGATAATATAGTAAGTGATTATACAGAAGTAACAGGTATAGGAGGAACTAAAAGATGGGATCCTAAATATAATTGGGACGACCTAAAAATACACCTTAAAAAATATGGGCAACTACAAAGAATAAGAGTAAATATATGTAACGAGTTTGATCCTGAATCAAATAAGTACTGCAGATATTGTATAAGTGATGGAAATCATAGAATAACAATATTAAAAGAATTATATCCCCCTAACTATAAAGTAGAAATTAAAATAAGTAACAATGTCTTTAATAAATGATTTAATATATATTGATAATGATAAAGCTGTACCTAGTGTATATGCATTATCTATAATAGAATTTAAAGATTTATCTTTAGAAGAATTAGCTTTTGTATACTTTATGATAGATCATAGATCTCCTTTTTCAGTATATGAGTGGGATCAACGTATTATTGAAGTAAAAAATAGTATATTTGGAGAAAAAAAGAAATGGTCACCGTCCCCTAAAGTATTAGGTGCGTGTGATAAGTATGAAAAGTTAATTGAAACTTCAGCAGTAAGATTATTAAAAGCAGCTAAAGAATCAATAGTAAAATTAGAAAAATATTTTAGAAATATAGATCTACAAATGATGGATGATCATGGTAAACCTATATTTCACGCAAAAGATCTAATTGCTAATCTATCTAAAATGGGACAAGTAGTAGATGGATTAACTAGATTAGAAGATATAGTTAAAAAAGAAGAACAAGCTGCCAACACGAATAGAGGTGGTGTAGAAGTAAATAAATATAGTATGTAATTATGGATTATTTAGAAGATTTAGAAATGTATGAAAAAGCAATGGAAAATGCTTATAAATTAATAACAAGAGAAAAAACATTAGATGATATTTATGAAGAATTTGAAAAAGATGGTTCAGATCAATTTCATTTACCTTTTAATCCAATAGAAGAAGATGGGAGATCTCCAGATATAATAGATATGGTTATTGAGTATTATACAGGAGTAGAAGAATACGAGAAATGTGCAAAACTGGTTAAAATTAAAAATAAATGTCTAAATTCAAAGATATAAATAGGATAAGACCTGCAGCACTTACATTTTTAGAGACTGGATATTATACATCAGCTTTACCTGGAACTAGAGAGTATTATGAATTTTGGGATGAAGAGAAGAAGAGATGTATGTATGGATATTCTATAGATGAATTACATGTTACTGGATTCCATTACTTTTATTTAAATTATTGTCCTATTGATAGAGCTATAGACGAAGAATTACCGGATGGTACAATACAATCTAGACGTGAGCGTAGTTTCCCTAGATTCTATGATGGAGATTGGGATTATTTTCAAGAGATAGATAAAGCTAGGGCAGAGAATAGACATATGATTGTCCTTAAAGCAAGGAGAAAGGGATATTCTTATAAAGCTGGATCTATGTTAGCACGTAATTACTTCTTTGTAAAAAATTCTAAGAATTTTGTATTTGCAGCACAGAAAGAATATCTAATTGGGGATGGTCTCTTATCTAAAGCATGGGAGTTCCTATCTTTTATAGATGATAATACAGCATGGGCTCAACCTAGATTAAGAGATAGAGAGATGAGTAAAATGTCTGGGTATAAGAAAAAGATAAATGGTATTGAGATTGAGATGGGTATGAAATCTCAAATTATGGGGGTATCTCTAAAGGATGCTCCAGATAAAGTAAGGGGTAAGGCAGGAGAGTTAGTATTTTTTGAAGAAGCTGGATCATTCCCAGGATTATTAAAAGCTTGGGAGGTAACAATGCCTACAATGAGGCAAGGAGCAAAAACATTAGGGTTAATGATTGCTTTTGGGACAGGTGGTACAGAAGGTGGAGATTTTGAAGCAATGGAAGAAATATTTTATAACCCGGAAGCATATGATTGTATGTCGTATGAAAATATATGGGATGAAGGAGCATTTGGAACAACCTGTGGTTATTTTATCCCAATTCAAAGAAATTTAGATGGTTTTATAGATGATGAAGGAAATTCACTAGAAGATATAGCTGTAGAATATGAAAAAGAAATGAGGGAAAAGAAAAAGGGTGCTGCAGATGCAAAATCTTTAGACCAATATATAGCAGAGCATCCTTTTTCTCCTCAAGAAGCTACTCTACAAGTAACAGCTAATCTATTTGATATAGCATCTTTACAAGAACAATATAATACAATAAAAGCTAGAGGACTTCAAGCTGTTGGAACAGTAGGAAAATTATATCATGATTCTAAAGGTGAAGTTAAGTTTACTATTGACGGAGATTTAAAACAGATAACTAAATATCCTCATAGAAAAGATGATGATAAAACTGGGGCTATAGTTATATATGAAGCCCCATATAAAAATCAAAAACAACAAGTACCTTTAAATATGTATGTAATATGTCATGACCCTTATGGACAAAATCAATCTGCAGATTCTACATCTTTAGGGGCAGCCTATGTATTAAAAAGACCAAATAATTTATCACAACCAGATGATATTATTGTAGCTTCTTATGTAGGGAGGCCTCATACACAAGACGATTATAATAGAAATTTATTTTTATTAGCTGATTATTATGGGTGTAAGATAGGATTTGAGAATGATCGAGGTGAGGTTATAGCATACGCTAAAAGATATAGGAAGTTACATAAACTTCAAGAAGAGTTTGAAATGCTAGATAAAAAAGAGCTTAGGAGTAAGAATGTAAAACGTCAATATGGGATGCATATGACAGAAGCAAGAAAACGTCAAGGTGAAATATATATAAGAGATTGGTTAAATACTGTAAGAAGTACAGATGAAAGTGGAAAACAATTACTAAATTTGCATAAAATTTATGATCCAGCTTTATTAACAGAGTTAATTAAATTTAATCATGCAGGTAACTTTGACCGAGTTATGGCGTTTATGATTGGGATGTATCATACAAGAGAATTATATAATTCAGAAGTAAAAGATGTATTAGAAGATAGAGCTGCAGATAAGTGGTTCGATAAAAATTATTATTAAATGGAAAAATGTAAAGATAAAGAACCTTATAACCCTCTACCGGAGTACTTAGCAATAGGACCATCAGACATTCATGGAGCAGGGATCCTCGCACAAGAAGATATTCCGGGGGAGGTAGTTATAGGTATAACACATGTATATGATCCTAATTTTCAACATAATTATATTAGAACACCATTAGGGGGATTTATAAATCACAGTGAAACTCCTAATTGTGAGTTAATAGAAGATGAGGGAGATGATGATTATAGGAGATTAAAAACATTAAAGAAAATAGAGGAAGGAGAAGAACTGACTCTTAAGTATGGTTTATATGATATTTGTGATTATTTATAATGTTATATTTATAATAACT